TCGCCGATCATCTCGCCGATCTGCAGGTAGCTGTCACCGGCGACCTCGGGGTTCGCGCCCGCCGCGATCTTAACCTCGGCCGCTGAAACCTGCGCGTCGACGACAGCAACGGCCTTGACGCAGTACCTCTGGTCACCGGTGAGCGCCGACAGGAGCGCACCGTTCCACGCCGCAAAGTTGTAGACGTCGGCGCCGCTCAGCCAGCGGTCGACCGTCGCGCGCCAGCGAACGCCGGCCGGCGCCGAGAGTCCAGCCTTGAGCCGCTGCGCCTGCGAACCGAGCATAATCCGCGGGTGACCGGTGGGTAGCGGAGGTGGAGGTGCGGCGTCGATCGACGGTGGCACTACGACCACGGCACCGTCCACCGGGACCGGAGGAACCCCGGCATCTCGCGGGCAGCAGCAACAGCTGTCCGCCACGGTCGCGTCTCGAGCAGCCGGCAGTGGCACCGGAGGCTGCACGGGCTGCCGCTGCGACGAGCAGGCCATGACCACGGCGAGGCTGCAGGTAAGACACAGTACGGCAATCGTTTTGTTCATCTGAGTCCTATCCCGAGACCCACAAAACCGGTCTGAATTCCGAGTAATGCGAGCATCGCGTTTGCGTGTCGAATGCCTAGAATTGCATAGCTATCGTCAGCGTAGTGAGCATTGTCTCGAAGTGCTAGATCGTCCGTATTCACGAGCGCAGTTCTCGCCGTTGATGAAACAAATGTTTGCTGGGCTGCCCGTACCTTGGCTCCGCCGACCACCGCTGATCCTCCGTCGAAGTTCGCAATGAACTGCGAACTGATCTGATCGACGGTGATCGCAACGTTCGACCACCCTGGCACTGCACGTAACGTAGAGAAGAAAGTTACTAGGTTTGACAGGTAGTTATCTTGATCTGGAATCGCGAGCGCATCACTGGTTCCCTGGATCCATACGATGCCAGCCAGCGCGGCACCCATGGTGGACTCCATGTTTTGGATGTATCCAACCACCTGCGTGAACCACGGCGGTCCGCCTATCGGGTATGCACTGCCAGGCATCCAGCGAGTCTGAAGGCTGCTTCCGTCGAGCCATACCTCGCCCATCGCCCACACCCCCGGACGCGCAGCATCGAGAATGCGCCCCATCGTAGGCAGGATTCCGATTGTCCCGACACTATATGGCGCACCGAGGCTGACTGTCCGCGGCGACAACGCGCGCGATCCGCTGGCCGGGTCAAATACCACGTTTGGCGGATCGGTCAGCTTGCTGCCGCGGCTCATCGTCGGGACAGCTGCATACGGATTCGTGATGCCCTGGAACACCGTTACGTTGGCCGCAACACCGATGCCGCCCTCGTTCGACTGCCCGAGCCCCACGATGAGCTGTCGAGCTACCAAACGACCGTTTCCCCAAGCGTCTGCAGGAGCGTCTTGACCTGCGCGTTGGTCAGCTCGGCGGCGGTACCATTGAACTCCGCACCGTACGCGTGGCACGCGTTGCTGCAGTTGCCGGTGTGTCCACCGAACCAGATCGCAGATCCGTTGCTCGGCAGCACAAATGTCCCGACGAGGACCTCGAGCCCGGTAAACAGCGTGATCGTGCTCGCTGTGATATTGCAGCGCATCGCGATGAAATGCTGCGTCGTGTTGTACGTGGACACGCTGTCGGTGCTCGCGCCCGCGACGATGCGTAGCTTCCCACCGTTGGTGTAGTTGATGATCGCGCCGGTCTGCACGCCCATCAGGTCGCGAGCGCCCGATGGAGTCGCGTTGAAGTCGATGTACGCCAGCAGGAGCGTCGACGTTGTGCGCGGGTTAGGCGCACCGGTGGTACCGACGAGCTTTTTGGCGACGCCGTTATCTGGCGACTTGTACCCGAGTCGGGTCGCGCCGGTCACCGCGGACTGGGGATTGTCGAACGTGTTGGTCAGCGTGCAACCGCCCGGTGTCCCGGTGTCGGCCGCGTTGCCCGCGCCCTGCAGCGTCCACACGTTGCCGGGATTGCCGGTCGCAAGCCCGGCTGCGGCCATCAGCGCCGTCCACTCGGTGTCGTTCGCCGGGTAGTACTTCAGGTTCGTAGCGTCGCGCGTTACACCCGGGATTCCACCTCCACCGGCGCCACCCGGAGAGTATCCTCCGATGCTGGCAATCCAGCCGATCTCTAGGCCAACCTGCAGCATTGATCAGCCCTTGCCGTGCGTGTGGATCCGGAGGAATCCGGCCGTCGTGCAGACGACTCGCGCGCGCAACCGCTTGCTGCCGAGTCCGCTGATCTGGACGCTTGCGCCACCGGCTGTGCCGCCCGGGATGGATATCACTAGCGGGGTCGCGACAGTCGCGGCACCAGCCGGCGAGATCGCGGTGTAGCCAGTCGGCGGGTCCTCCTGGATCCAGTCACCGGCCACGGTTGAGTCGATCGCGACCGAGCCAACTCCTTGCTCCGGGAAGTCGCACGACCAGAACGTGATCGTGGCAACCAGTACGGGGTCCCATTGCAGGTGGACGTGATGGATTAGCGCCGCATCGCCTCCAAGTCCGTAGTAGGAGGGGTTACCTCCAGTGACTGCCTGCTGCCCGCGTTTCGCGTCGGTGGTTGATTCGATTTCGGCCATGGTTCTACGCTCCTGCTCGACGGTCGAGCGGTGACATCGTTTGCTGACCGGCCTGTAGCGGCGCGGTGAGTGCTGGTGTGGCTTGTGGTGTGCCGGGCGGCGCACCCGGCATCGGCGCAACTGCTGCCGTCGGGGGCGGCTGCAGGAACTGCATGTGCTGCGGCGTCATCGAGCCGTCGATCGGGATCTGGTACATGATCGAGATCGCGACGCGCTTGGGGTACGGCATCGTCTTCTGCATCTTCGGTGCGGCCTCGAGTAACATCCGCTGCGCTTCGGCAAACAGCGCCGGATAGACGACTCGGAGCGTCTCCGCGCCCTCGATCGAGAGGTGGCCCCTCGCGAGATCCTCGAGCACAGATGCCGGATCGTTGACGGCGTGGACGTACTTGCCGAACTCCTCGAGCGCCGCCTTCGATGGATGCCATACGCCATCGCCGGGCAGCATCCCGGGCATTAGCGTTTGCTTCGGGGCTTTGCCGTCGAGAAACTTCAAGCCGCGCTCAACCTGCGCGATGATCGCGTCGTGCAGGTGCGGATCCGATGTCTGGATCCGGTCACCGATCGCAGCCGCCACGGCGCCTGGAGCCTGTGCGCGGGCGAGCTCGTCGACTCTTGCCTCGTAGAGCTTGCGTGGATCCTTTGACGTCGTATCGCCATCGCCCGGAAACAGCTGCGTCCCGAGCAGCACCGCGGGTCCCGCCGAGAACGATGCAGCCTTCCGTGACGCCTTGGCCCCACCCTCGAGCAGCGCAGTGGTCGCGACGTTCAACCGATTGCGCGTCTCTGCAGACCTCGACGCAACGAGACCCTCGGTCGAGCGCGGAATCGATCCGCCCTTGCGGCCCAGGATGCTCATCACGGCGCGCGCCTTGAGGAACAGCCCCAGGATGGGTCCGATCACCGGGATCGCACTCAGCGCTGGTGCATGGACCCCCATCGCTTTGAGCACCTCGAGCGCGGTGCCGACGTCGGCGAGCTTTCCGATGACACTGGAGCCAGCGGGCGCAGGAGCAGAGACCGGTGCTGGAACGGGAGCGGGAGTGCGCATATCGTGTATCCGCAACGCCTTGGTCATCTCGTCGTCGACGACCGTCTGGCCACCGGTAAGCGTTCGCGTGTCACCGATCGGCAAACCAGGCGTGATCTTCGTCTTGATGTCCTGCGCTGCCTTCGCCGCGCTGGTCGCTGACGCGTCAGCCTGATCGGCCATCGCCGCACGGAGCGCTTTGGCGTGCGCCACTGCCGTCGGGGGTGCATCGGCACCGAGCACCTCGGCCATCGACGCCATCGACTCCTCGTAGTCGCCGATCGCCTTCGCGGCCCGACCGAGATCGGGGCTCATGTCGACGTTCTTGCCGATCCGCTTGTTGATCTTGCCCTCGAACAGCCCCAGCGCGGCACGACGATTCCCGTATTCGGCCGCATTGACACCGACAGGGACCTGCTCGCGCCACGCGGCGATCGGATCGACGGAGGCGTGCTCCATGATCTCCGCGGCAGGGACCTTCGTGCCAGACTGCTCCGCCCACTCGCGCTCGACCTTCGCCAGTGCTTTGGCGTGCGAGCCTTCCTCGCGCATCGCCCGGCCGATGTTGGCCGCGACGTAGGCGTCGCGAGTCTTCGGGCGTGTGAGGTCGGTAAAGAACGGATCGAGGTCACTGCCAGTCGCCTTCGCCTTGAAGTGCTCGGCGGCCGCCGCAGTTCGCTCGGCCTTCGTCGCGGCGTACTCGGCTCGTGCCGGAGCGCCCATCGCCTTGAGGTCGGCGCCAGCGCCGAGCTGTGATTGCATGCCGCGTAGCTGGCCGGTGAGGGTGTCGGTGGCCGGCGCCACGGCGGATGCCGCCTCCATCTCCGCCTTGTGCGTGACGCGGTGCAGATCCTCGAGCCCGCTCGGCCGCGACGCCGCCGACAGCTCGTCCAGCGTCTTGACCGGCTGTCCCGTATCGCGGATGAAGTGCCAGCTCGAATTACCGAACCCGCCCGGACCTCCGTCGACAATCTCCGAGGCCTTGACCATCTCGGGATCCATGGCGCCTACGAGATCGGCGCGCGCGAACGCGGCGTCCCCGTTACGCATCATCTTGAGCATCAGCGCCTTGTTCTCGGGGACCGTCCAGTCGATGCCAAGCGATCCGAGGAAACGCTTGTCAGGCCCGAACGCCACCCCCTGCTCGCGCATCCGCCGCAGCACGAAGTTCTCGGGCGTTTCGTCCGGGTGCTTCAACTCGGCAACCGTCTTGCCTTTCGCGATCGGATGCGGGTCCGAAGATGCTGGCGGAGCTGCAGCAGCGGGGAGCGCCGCTTCTTCGCCAGCAACCGACATCCGGTCCAGCAGCTCGTCCGCCTGCTTCGACAGCTGCCGACGGAGCGGGACGTCCTCAGGGCGCGTCAGCGTCTTGAGCCGCGCCATGATGTCGTCGTGCTGCTGCTCGAGCGAACGCTCGCCGGTGACGCCCGCTGCTTGCTCCTCCGCGCGTATCGCCTCATCAATCAGCGCGCGCTCCTCGGGCGTGCGCTCCAGCGATTTCATGACGCGAGTCGGCGGCCTGAACTGCTGCCCCTCGAGCCCGACTCCCGCGATCAGATCCTCAGGGACCGGTCGCTTGCCGGCCTTCGTCACGTCGAGCTGCCGCGCTCGCATGTCGAGCGCATCATTCAGCTCGCGAAACTCCGGGCTGACCGGCGTGCCAACGGCCAGCTCAGGCTCGAACATCGTCCCGGCTCGCTTCTCGATCCGTCCGCCGATCTCGCCGACTTCCGCCGGACCGGTGAGCCCGATCAGCGCCGCTTCGAGCTCCGGATCCGCTTCGTGACGGATCCAGTCGTGGAGCTGCGCCCTCGAGACCTGGTACTTCTGCAGCGCATCGACGAGCTGCGTCTTATCTACGCCGCTGACTACTTGGTCGCCGAGCGCTGCCGGATCTGCCGTTCCGAACATCCGCCGTGTGACCCGCTCACCGCTCTCGGCCATGCCGATCTTGGCGTCGGTCAGCTCGATCTTGCGCTGGATGGCCTGCGCCATCTGATCGCCGTCCGCCAACGACTGGCCGAGCGTCGCCGTGGCCTCTCGCTGGATGCCCCGAGCCGCCTCGCGCGTCACCTGCTGCTGCGGAAACAGCGACCGCGCGCGTAGGAGCGTCGACTCTCCGAGCGAGAACAGTCCGCCCACCGGAGCGGCGAAAAGCGCCCCGTGCCCCATCGCGCCGATGAATCCCTCGGCAGCGAGCGGCTTGTCGTCGAGGGCAACCTGAGACAGGTACTGCCCACCACCGAACCCAGCACCCTCGACGGCAGCGCCGGCCGTCGCGATACCCGCCTTCGCGAGCACACCTGCACCCTCGCCGGCGCTGATGATCTTCCTGCCGATGCCCGTTAGCGCGTGGGCTGGGCCGACAGGAGCAAACGCTCCGAGCAGCTCGCCACCGAGCGTCGCGTACGGGTTCTCCTCGCGCAGCGCGCGCAGCGTGTGGCCAGCGCCCAGTGCCTCGCCCGCGACGTCGGAGAGCCCCAGCGTTGCAGTGGACAGTGCCCCGGCGCCGAACGAAGCGATCTTCCCGCCGATGCCGCCGTAGATGTCGCTCTGGACCTCGGACCCCAGCCGACCGAGCTGCTGATCCTCGGTCTCCGGCGCGAAGCCCTGCGCCACATAGCCCGCGACCTGATCGGCGGGAACGCCAAAGGCGCGACCTTCACGATCGCGGACCGTGACGGTATCTGGCACGTCGGCGCCGCGGCTACGGGCCGCGAACGTCGAACGCTGGAACCTGGTGCGTCGTCATGGGGTGAGCCGCAGGGCTGGCAGAGCGAAGGATCGCCCACCGGTGATGCCGCGAGAGCTGGTAGTAGTCTGCTCGGTTGGATTCGGCTGCACGCCGGCCGTCACGTTGTTTTGTAGCAGTTGAGCCGCATAATCGCGAACACCCTGTTCGTCGGCATCCTTGGACAGTTTCTCGAGGACGGACGCGGCACGGTCGCGCAGCGCAGGATCTCCACCCTGAAGCGCCGCTCCCCACATCTCGAGAAGCGAGCGCTGCGCGGGTCCCATCTTCGGGAAGTTCTTGGCGACCGCGGCATCCTGCGCCGATGGCGGCGGGACGGTCGACACGTCTGGATCGACGCGGTACGCGCCCGGAAGCTTCGGCTGGTACTTGCCAGCCTGCGGATCGTACACAGCGCCCGGATCGTCGCCGCGCGACCCCATGGCGACCCTGATCGCGGTGTCCTCGGGTGTCTGAAGCGGAGCGGGGGGTGCCGTCGTGTCCTGCCACTTGATCGCCGGCCCATCGTACCCCAGCGCCCCGAGCTTCTCATTCACCTTCGCCTGCAGGTTCATGTTTGACTCCTGCAGAGCTCCGGTCGCGTCGCGGACAAACGATGTCGGGTCGACGCCCGCCGACGCCATCTTCTCGAAGAACTTCACGGTCGGCTCTCGGAACGCCGTGATGCCGTACGCATCGTGGAGCTCGGCCGTGGCCGACTGGAGATCGGACTCCATTTTCTGCCACTCCTTCCCCTTGATCCACGTCGACTCGCCACCGTGATCGGCGATCGCCCGGGACATCTGACCGACGAGTCGGTTGTAGCTCGTGGCCGCCGCGACCATGTCACGCTGCTTCTGCGCGATCGCCGGGTCACCGGCGAGTACCAACTCACCGCCCGTCTTGCGCAGCGCGGTCATCCTGCCGTCAGGCCCCGGAACGAACACCGCCCGCTTGGTCTCCTCGTCGGACAGCTTGCCCTGCTGCTTGGCCAGGAGCGCCGCGGCCTTGAGGTTCTGCTCCTCCTCGAACTTCGTCTTCTGCCAGCCCTCCTCGACGAGGTTGTGGCGCCGCGTTTCAGCTAGGTGCCCACCGGCGATCGCGTTTTGTTGCTTCTGCACCGCGTACGACGCCTGATCCTTGGCCGCGGCCTCTTGCTTGTCGGCGGACTGCAGGCGCAGATCGGCGATGAGCTTCGCGGCTTGCGCCTGCTGGATCGGGTCGGCAGACTTCGCCGCGGCAAGCGCCAGTGCGTTGGCAAACGCTCGATCGTTGGCGCCATCACGCCGCAGGATCTCGGCGTTCCGCGACGCGAAGCCCTGCTCGACCTCGCCCTTGGCCTCGAGATTGCGACCGCGTTTCTCTTTGAGCTGATCGCGAGCATCGACCTGCGCCACGACGCTCTGATGCATCTTGTCCTGAAGCATCTGGATCACAGGGTTCGGTCCGCTCTTGCCCTGCATCGCGTCACCGAGTCCCGACATGGCCATCGCGATGTACCAGCCGATGTGCGTCCCGATACCAGCATCCTTCCAGTACTTGCCCTGATCGACTTTGTAGCTGTCGAGCGCCTTATTGTCGGCAGCAATCTGCGCTTGCGAGGTCGCGTACGCCTTGTCGTGCTCATCCTGGTAGCGCTTCTGATCCGCAGCGATCGCGTCAGCCTGCTCCTTGTGGGCCTGCGCTGCAGCGAGGTCCTCGGCGTTCTTCGGTGCCATCGCCTGCGCCTGCTGCTGTACCGCAGCCTCGGCGCCCTGCTCCGCGGCCTGCCGGGCGGCGCCAGCCGCGGCGAACCCCTGCTCTGGCGTCATGGGCTTCGGGGGCGCCGCTGGCTTGGGCGGCTTGGGCGTACCGGGACCGTCGATCGCGGCAGCCGGGACATGGAAGTCCCTCGACGGAGCCGGTGACTGCTGCGGTTGTGGTTCTGCCGCGCTCGGCAGCTGTAGCGGCTGCGTCGGCGGAGCCTGGGGCAGCGGAACGGGCTGCTGCGGTGTGAACCCCAGCGCCTGCGCCACGGCCGGATGCAGCCCGCCGTACGGATCCGGCGCGCCCGCGAGCGAGTCATCCACCGGCGGCGGCAGCCCGAGACCCTGCTGTAGGTAGTCAGGGATCATCAGCGACGCACCACCCGAGCGCGCGGCAGGTCGGCTGCGCCTTTCGCCCGCTGCTCATCCTCGAGCTTCCGCAGCCGCTCGTTGAGCCGAGCCGACGACGCGAGCGCCGCACCGACGGCTTTCTTGACGTCGAGCATCTTGCCATCGGGCGTGTCGCTGACGATCTGCCGCCCCGCTTCGCTGCGCTCCATGTCCTGCGCCATGATCCCACTGTGGCGGCCTTCGCCGAACTTCGGATCCTTGTAGCGCCAGCCGACCGGTCGTAGCCCGTCGAGCATCGCATCGATCTTTGAGCGCTCGTCGGTGACATCCGCCTTGAGCCGCTCGTCGGAGGCCATCATCGCTGCCGCGCCGATCTGTCCGCCAGCGGACAGCAGCGGCCCGAGCATGCCCTTGTTTTGCCCGGCGGCCCCCTGTGCTGAGAGCTGGTTCGCGTTCATGTTGCCGAGCTGGCCAAGGAGCTGGAGATAGTTCCCACTGTTCAGCTGCTGTCCCTGCTGCTGGAGCCCAGCGTTGTACTGGTTCGCGCCCTGGCGGAACCCCGCGTTGGCGAGCCCCGTCTGCTGCTGAAACCCGGCGTTCTGCAGCCCCGCCTGTTGCTGGTAGCCAGCGTTCGCGTTCGCCGTCGAGAAGTCACCGGCGCGGCCCTGGGCGCCGATCCCGGCCAGTGCCCCGTGCGCGTTCATCTGGTCCGTCATCGCAGCTTGCTGCCCCATGCCCGCCGCGGTCGAGCCGAGCGCCGCGGACTGATTCGCCGCGTTGCGGTATGCCAGCGCCGCGTTCCCGCCGCGGGCCATCCGCGCCTGCGCCTGCTGCGCCGCAAGCGCGTTGCCCATCTGGCGCTGAACCGCGAGTTCGCCGGCGCCCTGCTGTTGACCGGACGCGATGCCCTGGAGCTGACCGAGCTGCTGGAGCTGCGCCCGGCGAAACGGATCGTCGCCCATCTGGAGCTGCGCCGCCTGCATCTGCGCGGCGGGGTCCGCCTGCGCAGCCTGCATCTGTGGCGCCTGCATCTGCGTGATGCCACCCGGGTTGTAGCCCTGGTTGATGAGGCCGAGGATCTGGTCGCGGTCCTGGTACTGCGTGCTCTGCGGACTGGATCCGCCGAACCACCAATTGAGATCGCCTGGGTCTGACATGGTTGCTCCTATGCCGATCGGGCAGCCCCGACCTTGTAATCCGGGCCCAGGGCGCCCCCGATGAGTAGCAGTTCGGACAGTTCGAAGCTCGCGCCGAAATCACCCTCGGCCTCGATATCCTCGACGAGAAACGAGATGGCCTGGCACCGCTTGTTGAGGTGGACCCTCCGCTGGTACCGCGTCCCGCCGCCATCGCCACCGTACGCGCCTGCGCCATAGGCGCCCGCACCGTAGAGCGACGGATCGAAGTTCGCGTTTACATCGGACAGGATCGGCGCCGAGTACGCCGCGTTGTAGTCGAGGCGATAGCGGATCGACAGCGTGTGCGCGCTGATGTACTCGCCGAGCCAGTAGGCCCAGAGCGCCTTCTGCCAGCCCTGCAGGTACTGGGCGAACCGGATCCACGCCGTCTCAATCCGTAGCGGGATGCGAGAGTTGTCGTCGCGATACACCCCGGGCGTCTCCCGGAACACGCGCGAGTCGGTGCGGAGGTAGTGATACGTGCCGTCGACCACTACCGCGTCAAGGCCGAGATGGTTGGAGAACTTGCTCCACTGGTTGCGGTCGTAGTCCCACAGCAGCGAGAAGCCGTCCGCGGTGTCGGTCAGGTACAGGATGCTCTTGCGATCGGGCAGGAGCGTCGTGCGCGTGAAGTTCTGCGTCGACAGCGGCTGCACCGGGTTGCCGATGTCCAGGATGTTGCGCCCGTGCGCGAGCAGCTTGATGCCCTTGCTCGACTGGAACGTGATACCCAGCGGTGTCTGACCCACGCTCGAGGCGGACGAGCAGCCAACATCACTCGTCACCAGCTCAGCGCTCGAGAAGATGTTGCTCGACGGGTCGACCGACGGATCTGCGAGCGGACCAGGACCGCCGAACACGCAGATCGCCGTCTCCTTGAACGGGATCACGAGGTCGTCGAGGATCCCGATCGCAGCCAGCGCACCACCGAACGGGTCGGTCGAGACGCCGAGCGCGATCGATGACTCCATCGCCGTGTCATCGGCTCGCAGCTGAGTGAACCGCACGAGGTGCGGATCGGTGGAGTCGTCGAAGAAGATGCGGTTCTTTCCGGCCGCGATGATGCCGCCACCCCACGGCGCCGGATCGTTGCTGAGGATCCCGCCGTTCGTGTAGAGCGGCTCGCGGAGCACGAGCTGTGCGTCGGTCAGGTTGTCGACGAGCGTCACGGTGTCCACGGTGACGCCGTTGTTCACGTACCGGTTGTCGCCGGTCGTGACCGTGACGTCGTTGCTCGTGACCCGGTAGAGCGGCAGCGTCGAGTCGGTGCCGGTCGCGCCCTGCGCGCTGCGAGCCGCGCAGATGCGGACGTTGCTGAACTTGGTGAGTCGGCACGTGGGCAGCGCGATCGAGAACTTCTTCGGGCCGCCGGCCATCGTGACCAGCACCTTCACGCTCACCGCGCCACGATGAAGCTCGCCCTGCGCGTCGACTGCCTCGTACCAGAAGGCGTAGAGGTACGTCCCGTTCGGGATCGCGCCAGCCGCGCCGATCGAGACCGCCGTCGCCAGGTCGACCGGGGTGCCGGTGGCATCGAACCCGAAGTCCGGCGCGCAGTGGAAGTCCGCTTCGTGCCAGCCGTCGCCGTCGTAGTGCATCGGCGCCGCGCTCGCGAGGTACAGCCCGCGCCCGAACTCCACGGTCTGGTACTTCGGCAGTTGATTGAGCGTGACCAGCTTGAGGCCCTGCTCACTGAACTGGTCGCCGTTCTGCGAGGACAGCTGAATCCGGTACGGCACGCATACCGCGTGCGTCCGGCTGTACGTGTCGGTCTCGCCGATGTCGTCTTGCGTGACGGTCGGCAGGTGCTGCGTCCATGCGCGCGTCCCGGCGCCGGTCGTCCGCATGAGCGATCCGGAGCCTTCCCCGGGCATGAGCCGAGCGATGATCGTGTTGCCCGGCGAGTTGACGCCGCTCGTATCGGACATTCGCAGCGCGGCGACGTATGGGAAGAACCTCGCCGTGTGGGCGATCATCACGTACGCGTCGCTGCCATCGTGCCAGCCGCGCGACACTAGACCATGGCCGCGCAGAGTCGTGGTCGAGCTCGCCGTGTTCGAGATCGAGTCCAGCCAGCCGCTCTCGACGATGGTCAGATCGGAGCGTGCCGCCGTGATCTCCGCGGCCCACCACAGCTGGACGCCTCCGCTTGGTCCGACATCGCCCCACGCTGATGTGATCCGCCGGTACGTGCCGGTCGTCGCCACGGAAGCGTAGGTCTGGACGATCGCCAGAGTCTCATCGAGCATGTGTGCCTTGATGAGCGCCGCCGCATTGATGTAGACGACAGCGATGCTGCGCTGAACCGGGCTGTATGTCACCGCGATGGGGCCCGCGACGGCCGTGGCGACATTGACGACCGGAGGCACGAACGTTCCGGCGGGCCCGAGGAAGCCGATCCGATACCCTGTCGCTGCAACAGCCCACGCGATAACAACCACGCGGGCGACTCCACCGATCGTCAGCGCCGGTGCGCTCTCGGCGTCATAGAACGGGTTCACGCCGTCGAGATCGGTCACCGGAGTCGAGACCGTCGGCGCGTTCGCCGGGGATGCCGGGTTGATCAGCGCCAGCTTGATTTGGCCGAGATCCTCGCGCGTCCAGAGCACGTGCAGAACCTCGCCGACCGGGACACAGCGCACATTCTTCGCGTTCGCATTCGAGTCCAGCTGCGTCTGACTGAGCAGGATCCGCCCTGTCGCGGCCTCGATGACCGAGCACCAGACGCCCCCGCGGCTGTCCTCCCATGCCACGACACGGATCCCGTTGCGGGTCGCAACGTCGGGCTGTGTCTGGTAGCTGCCGGTGCGCGCGATCGGCAGCGTCGTGACCGCGCTCGCCGCGACCTCGCCGGTGTCGGCCCAGCGGTCAGCGGACGGCCGGTAGCTGTAGCAGCGCTGGTCGGTGAACAGCAGGACCTCGCCGTCGCGCTGAGACAGCCCGCGCGCGGTCGCGTAGGCGCCGCCGGCCTGCTGGATCTGGCTCGACAGCGCCTCGTAGCCGTTGCGCTTCGAGATCGTGCCGCGCTTGGTCTGCGAGAAAATGCCGTTGACCAAATCGATCAGCTGGGTCGTCGGGACCTGCTTGTGGTCGACGCTGGTCTCGACGCCGCCGCTGAACCCGACTGCGAGCGGTGTCTTACGCAGCGCCATGCGGCACCTCTGCGCAGGGGTTCAGTTGAGCGCCACCGACGGCGTGATAGCCTGTGCGGCCATGAGGGTGGTTGTTCTCTTCGTGGTCGCGCTGGGCTGCGTCGGATGCAAGCGGCCACTGCGGCCAGGTGAGACTCGCTGCGTTGGCATCCCAAGCGGCAGCGTGATCATCACGAAGTGCGAGACGTACGTTCCGCCAGACGCTGGCAGTCCTCGGTAGGACATTGACCGGCGGGCGAGGTGTGCTCAGGATGGGCGCATGAGGATGGCGTTCCTGGTTGTGGCGATGGTTTTCCTGGCCGGCTGTTCGAGCGACGAGGGCACCATCGAGCCCGATGCTGGCATTCGCATAGACGCTCGGCCGGACGCGCCGCCCAGCGCGGTATGCGACGTGTTCGGCGAGGCCTGCAAGTCCGACCCGCCGGCAAACACGCTCTGCCACAACGACAAGGGGTGGTGCATTGACGACGTCTGCCGTCCGCAATGCGCCTACGACACGCCACGATGTGAAGGCGTCGTCTTCGTTCGCTCGCCCGCCGGTGGCGGCTATTGCGCGCCCCGGTAGCATCATGGGTCGTCGTACGAGATGCTCGCGCCGAACACCTGGTGAGTCGGTTGGCTGACGTCGACCTGAATGAAGTACCCCTCGCTGGCGAGGACGGTGTGATTGATCCCGGTCAGGTTCTGCGATTCCACAACCGCCCCAGTGCTGTCGGCGGCCCCTACGGCGACGTCGTTCACCACGCCGGTCCCGATGGTCATCCGCCTGAGCTTCGGGGTAATGGAGGCGCCGGTTCCGTTCACGTTGTAGAACTGGCGGTACGTCAGGATGCGCTTTCCAACGGGAAGCGGGATCCACGCCTGGACCGTGCAGGCTCCGGTGAAGCCGGTGATGTAGCCAATCTGGTTGAACGGCACGTAGGCAGAGGCGCCGTCCGCACGGAATGCGGCGATGTGGATCCCGAGTTCCTCAGATGGGTGCTTGTAGCGACCGGTTCCGCTGACCGTGAAGGACTGATTCGCGCCGGCCGTGACACCGGCATTCGCCGTGATCAGCGCGCTCGCCGTCGCGCCGCCCGTAAGCGTGACGTTGTTCGTGATCCCACCGCTCAGCGTGACCGCGTTCGCCACCGTGCTGCTCGCACTCAGTACGCCCGCCGCGCTCATCTGCATGAGCTGAGTCGAGCCAGGCACCGCCGCTGGCCACGTCACGTCGTAACTCGCCCCGAGCGCGGCCGGGCTCTTGAGGCGCACGCGGTTGACGATGCTCGCTGCGGTCTCGTAGATGTCGATGTCGCCGCTGCGCATACGGGCCCACGGGCGCGGCGCGCCGGGCTGCTGGTGCCAATAGCTCAGGCTCGCGGCGTCGTAACTGAGCAGCGCGCTCGCTGGGATGTAGTCGCCACCAATGCCACCAGAGAACGCGGCAACGTTCAACGCGGCGCCAAGCGTGACCTGCACATTGGAGCCGAGGATGGTGCGGTAGTAGAGCTCGTTCGCGGTCAGTCCGCCGGTACCGTCGCTGATGAAGAACGCACCGACCAGCGCCGTGACCGTCGATGACGCCACGGGAACGAAGTCGATCGCCTTGAGGTCAAGGATGGCGCGCGGTGTTCCGCTCGGCGAGAACGAGAGGTCAGCGTCGATGTCCAGGCCGCCGGTCGGAACCTTCACGCCACGGCCGGTCGTGTGGTTGTGCGAGTCGACTGCGTCGAACACACTCGAGAGGATAGTCGCCCACACGTCATTCGACGCGTGATCGATCGGCAGTGTCAGTCCCATATTAGGAGTTGACATATGGGACTCCCATTAGTACGTGCTCATGGCGTAATCGCTCCGAAGGACTTCCACGTTCCGGGTGAGACCCACACCCAACCAATGAATCCGCCCGCGACCGGATCGGCGTTCAGCACGATCTCGCCGAAGCGACTTCCGTTCGTTGTCGGCGGCATCGCCGCGGACCCCGTACCGCGAATGTTCGCCGCGAACTGCACGACCCCGTCGATCGTACTCAGCCCGCTGAGTCTCGCCTGCAGCTGTCCGATGACGAGTTCGAGACGGTCAAGGCAACGCTGAACGATCTCGTCCTCCGGGCTTGGCAGGACGGTCGCCGTTCCTGGCGCTGGCCGCACTGGCTTGTGCGCCGGCATCAGGTCCACCATCCTCCGTCGTCAGGACCGCCCGTCATGAACTCCTGCGGAGGACCGCGGGGATCAAGGTAGAACGGCTCGCCCGCGTCCCGGTTGTCCGATGCCGTCCGCAGCAGCGCGGTCAGCTTCTCGATCTTCCGATCGCAGTCTGCCGTCGGGAGGTCGTTGCGCTCGAGGATGTCGCGCTGAGCGATCTGGACGACGAGCCGAATCTCGATCGGCGCGTCGAACACAACCTCGTTGGTGTCGTCGGTTCCGCTGAACTGGTACGGCGCCGGGATGTAGAAGGTCCGGATGATGCCGCCCGTCGGGACCTGCGCCAGCACGAGCGTCTGGCCCTGGATCCGGTAGCGCGGGGGCTGCCTGCCGGTCGCGCTCTGGCCCGAGTAGGCATGCGCCGCATCCAGCGCGTGTGGCAGCATCGGTGACCAGCGCGTGGCCTCGGACGTGGTCGCGTCGCCCGTGAAGTCGATGTGGCGCAGCTTGTAGAAGCCCGGGGCGACATCGGTGAGCGCGTAGGCGCGCGTACCGGACGTCAGCGCGAAGTCGTTCTCGATCGTGTAGTAGTCGGCCCACCGCTGGACCACGATGTCGTAGCCCTCGATCAGCGCGTAGTTGATCGCTTGGAGCAATACGTCGCCTGTGACGTCGCCCGAGTTCTCCCACTGGCCAAGCTGCTGTACGGCGAGCGCGAGTTGGGCGTACGTGCTCTTGAGCGGTACGGCATCACCGCCCAGATACGCCGCAAGTCCGAAGGCCAGGCTGCTCATGCGGTTGTGCTGTCCGTAATGAGGCCGAGTCCCGCGAGTGCGGTCAGCAGCGAGGCAAGAGCCGCGTTGCCGCCGCGCGAGCCGGTGACGGTCGGCTTGGTGGCTGTGGTCGCTCCGAAGAAACCGATCTTCGTCGACAGGTGTCTGAGGCTACCGTCCGTCCCGACATCGAAGCTGCTCGCGCCGCCAGACTGACAGCGAACGCGCAGCACACCGCCGCTTCCGGTCGGCAGGTCGAACGCATAGACGTTCGTCTTGGTGCTATCCGTCAACGACAACGCGTGCTGGTTCGTCGCGTCGGCCGCGATCGCGATCCCGCCGCTGTTCGTCGGGTGGTTGCCCGAGAGGTAGTAGTCCTTGTCGACCACAATGCGATCGACCGGCGTGGAGTCGTGGATCGCCAGGACGTTGCCGGTTTGCGCCGGTCCGCGGCGGAGCCGCACGGTCCCCAGCGCTGGCTCGTCGTCCTGTGCGCCGACCTGCAAACGCGCCTGACCATCGGGTGGCGTGATGCCAATTCCGATGGTTGGCGACAGTGCGCCGCGATGCTTCAGGTACACGATGTCGGCCGCGGTAAACGTGCGCGCGATTGTCACGGTGATGCCGCTCGCCGTTGCGGTCGCATTCGCCGACATGGTGAGCGATGTCGTGCCGGCAACCGCGGCGATCGTGGTGCCGACCGGAATGCCGGCACCACTGATCGGCGCGCCTACTATCGTCGTCACGAATCCGCCGCCGCTCGCGCTCGTCAGTGTTGGCGAGCCGAGCGTGGTCACGCCGTCATTGAACGAGTAGAGACCGCGCTGACCGGCGAGCACGAAATCGCGGCTCGTCGGCGCATTCGCGGTGTCGATGCCGATGAACCACCGGCCCCGGTTCCCGGCGTAGTCCATCTCGGGCCCCACGGCAGGATCGGAACTGTTGACGAGGTCGAGATCCTTAATCGTGGCCGTCGCGCTCGCATCCAGGATGCCGGTCTCCAGATAAGCTACAACCTCACCGACCACCTCGAGCACCAGGTTGTACTCGGTGTAGCTCACCTGCCGATTCGGATCGGTCACGGGGAACCGGTTGCCAGTCTTCGGCGAGGGCAGGTCGGTGAATAAGGTGGTCATGTTAGTACGTCGGGATTGACTTGGTTCCGATTATCGTAAACGTCACGAAGTCCGCCGCCGCAAGATCGGTAGCTGCGCCGGTCGTCTCCAGAAGGCTCGTGAACGAGAGCACTCTGGTCGTCGGATTGTAGTCCTGCACGACGATCTTCTTTGCGGTCGCCGCTGGCCCCCAGCACTCTCCGAAGATCTTCAAGATCACGGGGAGCCCGTCGAGCAGCTTCATCGTGTACGCGCCTGCGCCAGTGCGCACGATGTCCGTCGCCACGATCGGCGCAAAGTTGTTCGACGCGTGCATGAACCCGATGCTCGACGTCGCGGAGTACGTCGTCGGAGCCCGGACAGCGGCAGCTGCGCCAGCGCCCTGGATCTTCGCGAAGTGCGTGATCTGCTCCAGCGCCATCGCGAACGACATGTTCTCGGATCGATTCACGGCAGCACGATCACGCAGTTGAAGCCTGGTGCCTTGCAGCTGAAGTTGAAGTACTCGCCGATGCGCGCCTCGTAGCCGTCGTTGCCCTCGGAGACCTTGATGATCGATCCGGCGCGCTTCTGCAAAAAGTTCGGCGCGGGGCCCGCGCTGAACATGCACCACGTGCTCCACGTGAGGCAGTAGATCCGCTTCACCGGGCAGCAGCGATCCGTGTAGATCGTCAGATCCTTCCCGTTGAGGTTCACGCTGAACCCCTTGAAGCCGATCGTGGCCATCTTCTTGCCGTCGTAGCCAACAGCCGAGGTCACGATCCACTTGCCTTCCATCTGCTTGGTCAGCGTCCCGAACGTGATCGGATTCATCCAGACCACGTCGGGGTCTCCACCGATGTTGTCGGCCGCGGCGACCGCGTCGACGAGCAGGTTCGCCACCGACGCGCCGCCGGTGCCGCTGATGCGGATGCCGCCGAGGTAGTCGATCTCCGTCGTGCGATCGACGCCGTAGAATAGCGTCGCGGACGGCGCGGCGTCGGGCACCCAGTCGGCGAGCCCGGACGCTGCGAGGAATCCGCCCGCGGCCGGGATGTCGCCGTTGAGGTAGATGAAGTCCGTGTTGACCAGCGCCGCGATGCCGGTCGTGCCGGCCACGGTTGTGGTGAAGGCACCGGTCACGCGAGTGACGGTCGCGATCGTGAGCAGCGCGCCAGCGTTTCGAAGCGCACCGCCGAGCGTTGCCGAAGCGACGATCTGCTCGCCCTGGCGGACGCCCCACATCGAGGACGGATCCGCAAACGCGAGGTTAACAGTCGCGACGTTGACGACGC